GGAACTAAACAAATCATACGTTCCAGGTGTGTCAATTGCTGATATATCAACACCAAGCAAATCTGCCCATGTTTCGGTTGTGTAATCAGTCCACACTTGTGTTGCAGGTAGTTCATTCCATTTGAGGCCAAAAGTGTCAGTGACAACTGAGACAATCCTGTCACCATCTTTTTGTTCGGCATAGCCAACAATGTTTGCTTCTTTGGCTGCAAGTTCTGAAAGCGCACCGGATGCACTGATCTGTGTAATAAATGTGTTTGTTGTTCCAGCATCAAGCACTGAAACTGAAACATCTGTAACCAAGCCTGTAAAGATTGTTGTATCAACGCCTGTAAAATTGTCTAGGGTAACTGTGATTGTGTCAAAGATTTCAACATCTGTGTAAGGCAGATTTAAGAAATCAATTGTGGCAAATCCTGCTGATGATTGTTGTTGCACATTGTCTCGACCCATGCTGATTTGCACACCCTCAAGGGTGTAATTGGTAACTGCTGTGCCGTTAATTTTAACTGTGGCGTTTGGTGACCAAGGCATGATTATCTGCCTGGAATCATTGGCTTAACAAATTTGTTAACTGTGCCAGCCTTTGCAGCATTGTTGATTGATTTAACAACTGTGTTTGCTTGAGCCTTTGAATTAGTTGCACCGACATTAACTGTTTGATTTACAACTGTTCCATATTGGCCACCTGATGTTGGTGCGCCTCTAAATCTTTCACCAGCAGATTCAACTCTTGCCAGTAATCCTTGCAATCCAATTATATCTAAAGTGCCACCAGTGATTGATCCAAGTCTTTGCAATGCACCAAACAAATCATTTACACCTTGTACTAATTTAGTTATATTGTCCACAAATTTACTGAACTCAGGATTGGCGCTTCCTGCGCCTGAACCAACAAGTCCAATTGTTTCTGCCAATGTTCTTAAAGCCTCACCAAGATTGCGACCAGATTCGTTTGCATCACTCAAATCGTCTTTTAATAAATTAACATTCCCACCAGCATCAATTGTTGCCTGACGAATTGACTTTTGACCTGTCAATCCATCAACAAGTCCTTGAATGGCTGGCACAACTTCTTTATTAACAAAACCAGCAATCTTTTCCAAGATAGGTAACAATGCTGCCCCTAATGTTTCTTTCGCTTCACTGACAGCAATTTTGATTCTATCCATCTTGCCAGCAAAAGTTTCAGCTTGAACAGATGCTTGATCTTTGAATGTTGCTGCAAGTATCTCTTGTACTTTGTTAAAATCTTTTGATTTGATAATGGATTCGTCAAGTGGAACACCAAGTTTTTTAAGAGCTGTGAAATTGCCGTCATAGGCTTTGCCTAATGCATCTGATACGGCTTGTAAGTCTTTTCCTGTTCCTGCACTAATGTCTAATGCTAATGATTGAAGTTGTTGTGCTTTTGTGACATCTTGTGTTGATCTAAGTAGCCTGTCCAGTGATGGTCTTAATTTGTCATCAGTGACGCCAAATGCTAAAGAAGTTTTTGTGATGTATGCTTCTACACCTTTAACCTGGTCAGCACTGGCTTTGGTTACGTTCTTTAAAGTTGTTTCAAGAGATTTTTGTGCTTTTTCATCTTCAATGGCTGCTTTAACTGCACTGACACCAATTGCAAATGCTGCTGTGCCAACTGCTGCACCAAGTGCCAAGAATGCTTTAGCTGCGCCTGCAACAAATGAACCAACTTTGCTTGAGAAGTTTTGTGTGTCATCTTGGGCTTTATTTAAGCCAGTTTGAAATTGCGCTGTGTCTGCAAGCAGTTGCAGTTTCAGTGTTCTAATATCTGCCATGTCAGTTCCTCTCGCGCCATTCTCGTCTTATTCTATCAACTTCCTCAACCCATCTCTTAGTGATTTCAGGTTGCAATGCTTTAAGTGTTGGGAATATAAAGTAACCAGCGTTACCTCTGCCCTCGCGTGGCGATCTTGGTTGAAATTGTCTGTAACCAACATAATCAGTTGATTTGCCTTTTCTTTTGCGTGGCCTGTCTTGATATGAACCAAACTCAACACCAAGTGCAATTGCACCCACTGGTGTTCCATTCTTTAATTTGATTGAACTTCCACCAACTGTAAAAAATGGTGTTTTTGATCCTGTTGAAACTTTAATTGATCTGGCAATTGCTGCGCCTTGTGGTGTCGCTTGTAATGCTGATCCAACTGCTGAGGCTGCTTCAACTGCAATTTGATTTGCTGCACGATTCATATCATCTTGAGCAATCTGATCCATATTCTTAAAAGTTTTACGAATGGCATTGATGTCAGCATCTTTAATCTTAATTTCAAATGCTCTAGTTGCCATGATATTTATTCACCACATCTGCAATTGTTGATACCTGCTCGGCCGAAAGCGTTTTGAACTCTGACAATGGCTGGCGCGAAATGACGGCCAGTTCTATCAAACTTCTTTCGATGCTTCCGGCTGGGTAAAATTTGTTGTTGCAAAATCCTTTGAATTGATGTGAACGACTGTTGATCGCCAATCTTCAAACTTACCAACAGGTTTGTCACTGACTCGTCTTTGCATTTGGTAGGCAAGCCAGAATTGTTGTTCAAGGCTTGGTGGCAATTCTCGTTTAAATAACTCGAGAAATGTTGCGCCAGTTTCTTTTTCAGCTTGTGCAATTTCCCATGGAATAGTCCACTCTTCGTAAGACTTTCCATTTGCCAACGTCCATTCTATTTGTATCTTAAACATTAGGTGACCCCTGTTCGATAGTTACGCTATTGAAACTGATCGGATTGGCATTGTAACTGAAACAGTTAATGCATCCGGTGCAGCGCCACCAAAATCTGGGCGCTTAGGTAACACAGTCAAGGTCATAACTTTGCTGTTAATTGTTAAAACCATTGCTTGTGTTGTTGTTGGGTTTGTGTCTGCATCTGTCCAAAGTGTGTCACAGAATCCACTTGCAACTCCCCAGTCTTGGAGAATTTCCAGTGTTACTGTTCCAACTTCTTTGTCAATTACATAATCAACTAATCCATTCAAAGTTTGAACTTGTCCGTTTGGATCATCTAATGTAACTGTTGCACTTGTGATTTGGTCGTCATAATTGACTGCCTTGTAGGTCAATGCAATTTGTCTGCCTGTTAATACTGATGTTGGCATTTTGTCTTTCCTTTCTTATGGATTGTTTATTGTAGTAATTGACACTTCAACCGAATACACATCACTGGTGTTCGCTTGTCGTATCCTTGGGCTGGAGACTGAGAGTATCTGCCAAGATGTGGGAATCAATGGGAGCACAGTTGCAACCATTGTTTCTAGTTGTACTAATGCACCAGGATTTGTGTTTGGTGCTGCAACTAATTCTAATGTATATCTGACACGCCAGGCTTTATTGTTTCCCATAGTAACTGGTTCTAGCCATGGATCAGCTGACAAAATCATAATGCTTGGTGTGGTGACAAATTCTGCACCAAAGTCAACAACTGAATAATTGCTGTTTGATGTGATAGCTGTTTTTAAGTTAGCGCGAAGTGTGGCAAGGGTTGTCATCCGATTAAGGCCTCAACATCAATGTATGCGCCTAGCATTCCAACAATTCTGTTTTGGATTGTGCGTCCAAGTATGTAAGGTTGTGGGACAAAATCAAGTCCCTGTTGTGTTGATCCAGCACTTGTGCGTGCTTTGAATACATCTAATGAAACTGTTAGCACTGCTGATTCAACTGGTGCAACATCTGCGTATTGTGACAGACCATTTACTGTAACTAAGCCATTTGGGATGATATTTCGCCAATCGTGTTCAGTTGCACCTGCTGTTGTAATTTTGAAAGTAAATTCATCAACAATTTCAGATACTGTTTTTGATCCATTATGTCCAGTAATACCGGTGATTGTGACTACTTGTGTTGCGTAAAGTTTGTGGGGTTTTGTTGAATGCAAAACTGTTGAAGTTGCACTCTCTGTGTAATGTTTATCAATTGGTGCGTTCCATTGAACTAAAAGATTGCCAACAACTGATTCAGCTGTATCGATTATCTCATCAAGAGTTGCATCTGAATACAAAGTAGAGCTGACTCCGTTTAATGCAGAGCGCAGTTCTGATGCTGTGATGATTGATGGCATGTCTTACCTTTCGTGTGGTGTTACCTGGCAGGACAGGGGTCTAACCTGCCAGGCAACTCTTGTGGTCGCTAATTAAGCAACAGTCAAATTACGGAATGCAGTTGG